CTGTCTTACCTGCATCCCTAGCTTCATTAACTTGCTCTGCAGAGAACCTAGCATTGGCAAGCATCATCTTGTTTTGCTCTTGTTTGTTCTTCATGCTCTGACCCCAGATAGACATGAAGCCACCCAGTAGGGTAGAGAATAGCATGGTTATAAGTTCAAGGGGTAAGCCTAGCATTAGTTACTTGCTACCTCAAATTCATCGTCTTTAGGTCGCGCCCTTGGACGTAGGGAGGTAGTAAGACCACTTGCTTCACCTGTATTTTTATCAAGGTAATCTTTTACGTAATTCCATCTTTTCTTTTTTATATTATCTGAAGCTTTTGGATTTACTAGTGCCTGAAGTTTGTTTTGTGTGACTTGGTTTGGCTTTAATTTGAAGAAGCCTCTCATTTCCATATAAGCAATTGCTGCAGGTACTGCGTACTTAGGACTATTAACAAGTTCAGGTTTTGCAACAAGGTCTACACCTATACGCTTACCAACCTCTTCGTAGTTATATTTATGAGTTAATTGTATTAAGCCTCTTCCTTTATATTTTTTACCACCATCATACTCTTTATCAAACATAGCCTCTCCTAGCATTTTTCTATCTGCTGAAGTGGCTTCTCCTCCTGTCCTAATACCTTTTTTAGCATCTGCTTTTAGTCTAGCTTGTACATCTGCTGGTAATGTCTTTAGTACTTTATCTGTACTATCCCACGTATCCCTTGCACCTATTAGAGAATAATAAGGAGATTCATCTTTTATACCCTCTCCTATCTCAGTTTTAATAGCACCTAAAAGTCCTGCAGAATAAATGTTATTACCAATAGTGTTCAGTATAACATTCTCTACTTTATTCATATCTACTTTACCACTTGTCACAACGTCAGCATTCGTGACAGCATCCATAATACTGGTTACTGGACGTGCTCTAGGACGTAGCATACCAGCATCAGGGCTTACTAAGCCTTCACCCAAAGGCTCATTTATTTCTCTCATTCTAAGCTCGTCATAAGGCTTAGCCATCAAGCCTTTCTGGTCAGGTTCTTGCTGTTCTTTCTCTTTCTTAATGCTATCAAGGTATTCCTCTATCTGCATAACCCCTAGAGTTTGCTCTGTAGCTTTACGAATAGCTTGCTGTGTACTTTCAGTGTCAGGTTCTAATTGCTCTACTTGAACAGGTGGTTGCTGAGGTACATCAATAATTTTAAAATAAGGTTCTGTGACTTTCTTTAAAGGGTCTTGTTCTTTAGGTAGCTGTGCATCTTGTTGTGCTACTACTTTGTTATACTCTTCTTCTCCGCCAAACATACCAAACAACATGTCCTTATACTCTTGTATAAAAGAATAAGGGTCATACTTACTTTGCTCAGCCTCTTGTAATTCCTTGGCAGGTGGGTCAGCAGACATCATACCAGGTGAACTAGTTACAGCTTGCTGTCCTGAAGCCAGCATACTTTGCTGTAATTGCTCTTCAAGCTTTTTAGTTAAATCAAATGAGTATCTAAATTTATCTGCCATTATATTACCCCACTGCAATAGCAGCAGCAACACTACCAAGAGCGCCCCACAAGCTATTAGTTCTGCTGGCTTTTGCTGCTGCTCTAGCGTCATCACTTTGTATTTTTGCGATAGCCAATTGGGTTGCTCTGTCTGCATCATTATTAGCTGTCTGCCATGCATAACTCATCAAGTCCCTTGTTTCTTGCATCATAGCATTGTAAGCTAATACAGACATTTCATTCTGTGCCATAGCAAAATCACGATTAGCTTGGTTTGTCGCTGCTGTGTTTGTTGTAGCTACATCCCTAAACCATTTTGTATTTGCCTGTTCAATGATTAAAGAGTTCTGAGCATTAAACTGTTCTCTTGCATCACGCATAGCACTATTATGTAGAGCTACAGCATTGGCTTCCCCAGCATTAAATCTATTCTGTGCATTAATCTGCTCATTGTTCTGTAGTTGTACAGTAGCTGTAAGGTTATCATAGAATTGCTGAACTTGTATGTCATTGGTAGCGTTAAACTGTTGAGCAGTATTCTGTGCAGCTTGATCTGATAGCATTGCATTTGTTATTTGCTGTGTTTTAAATATACTAGTTTGCTGCTCATTGTCAAGGTTTTTCATGTCAATCTGTAAGAAAGCATTCGCCTGTTGCACTTGTGCCTGTTGACGATTATTTAAGTTAGCGGTATCAATGGCAGTCATAGCTGCAGCATCGGCTAAAACTTTAGCATTGGCAGAGTTAAGGTTTGCAATATCTACAGACTGAGCAAGTCTAGCATTCTCTAGTGCAATGGTTTGCTCGGCAGTAAAGTTCATATTAGCTATGTCACTAATCTTAGCTGCATTAGCTACACGGGTTTGAAACTCTTGGTTAAACTCTAAGCCTAAAAACTCAGCACGTTTCTCTGCAGCAAACATAGCAGCCTGTTGTCTATTAGACAGGTTCTGCATTTCAAATTGAGCACTAGTCTGTGAATCTCGTACAGCAATAGGGAGCGCACTTTCCATAGCAGCCTGTACAATAGCTTGACCTGCCATAGAAGATGCACTCAACCCACGCGCAGCCATCTGTGCGGCTGCAGCCCTCATAGCACCTGCTGCCCAAGCTGGGGGTTTGCCAGTTTCAAAGTCTTCCATAAGACCTGTCAGTTGGCCTTGAACAGTAGCATTAGTTGAGGGTTGCCCTGTAGCTGCCTCAAAGTTTGTCTCTGTACGCACTCTTGCCATATCGACAGTAGAGCCTTCAATAAGCTCACCTGCTTCTACCTTACGTGCATCAGGGGCTTTAACCTTTTGTGCTTCAGCAATCTGTGCTGCACTTAAACCTAGCTGTGCTAATTCATCAGGAGACATGGTAGCTGCCTCGGCTAAAGCTTCATCACTAGGCTTACCTGTAGCGGCAGATAGTTTATCTAAAGTACTTTGAACTTCATCAGTTACAGTTTCAGCTTCTACTTCTGGTGCCTCTGTTTTATCGGGTGCTGTAGCTGGTGCTGCTGTTTCTGCAGTAGTAGTGGTTGCAGTAGGGGCTGTCTCAGATACTTGTCCTGTACCTTCTGCTATAGTAGTACCTTCAGCATCAGGATCAATGGTTGCTACCTCAGCCTTTTTAGCAGCATCTCCTGACTGCATAGAGGCTGTCATTTCTGCACCTGTATCTAACGCTGATGTTTTAAAGGCTGCATTAGCTGCGTTAAAAGCTTCATTAGCTTTATTAAGATCTACCTCTGCTTTTTGTACTGCCTGTACTAGAGATTCGTTACTAGGATCTGCAGACTGAGCATCCCTAGCTGATTGCAATTTTATTGTAGCATCACTTACACGTTGCTTAGCTTGATCCAATTTAGCTTGTACATCACCACCTTCATTAAAACCTGTAGGTTCTGGATTAATCATATTCATGGCACGTTGTGTTGCATATCCCATACGCTGTGAGTAGGCAGGATTAGCAGCAATAATCTTTCTCTGCTCATCACCCTGCATATCTTTTAATTCAGGTATGAGTCTACCTACTTGTTCTGGTGTAAAACCTAAAAACTGTTTAGCCATTTTTTACTTCCTACCATCCATAAGGACTTGATCTAACTTAGCATCTAATGCATCAATCTTGTCTAATATTCTATTAATGTTTGATGATACTTCTGTTTTAGTAACATACTCTTTAGCTACTTCTTCACGAGTCTTATTAAGCAGTAACTGTAATCGTTGCACTTCCATAAATAAACCCCTAGCTAGAAACCCAGCTACGGCTAAGGCGGCAGTAAGCCCCACATTCCAAATAGTATCCATATCCATTATACTGTAGTCCCGTAAATTGTGCCGTTGTTAGTTAATGTAACAGATGTACCAGAGATTGCCGCCCCCGCAGCGCCACCAGATTTCCCGCCGCCGCTTGCCCCAGCTTGACCCCAAAAGCCGCCCCCAGAGCCAGCCGAAAAGCTACCAGCAGTCGCTGACGAATTATACCCGCCGCCATTACCGCCATAATTAGCAGTTTTTGGGTTTTCTCCAGATTGATATTGATAGTTGGGAGCAGTGCCGCCCGTTCCCAACAAAATACGACCGCCGCCGCCGCCACTAAAAGCGGCTTCATCATAGTCTGATTGCCCGCCAGCACCACCAGCACCGCCAGCAGTCATATTGGTTCCATTAGTTGCCCCAGATTGACCGATAGCACCACCAGAAACACCGCCACCGCCCTGACCGCCGCCAGCGCCCCCGCCGCCGCCGCCACATGCCACCCCTCGCGTTGATGAGGCTCCACCCCCACCACCGCCAGCTATATATGCCCCGCTGTTATTAACAATCGTTACATTGGATGAAGCGTTTGATAGGGCGGGACCACCAGCATAACCATTTGATCTACTACCCCCGTTACCACCACGGCCTATAATATAGCCAGAATTGTTTACGGTAAGGCCACCAGAAAAGGTTCCTGAGATAATTAGTCCAGCAGAAGACGTGCTATCTGACCACAAGTAAATTCCAGAAGATATATTACAAATTAACGGTTCTGAACCACCCCATCCAGCCGCAAGCGCCAATGTGCGCAAATTGGCATTTTGAGTGTTCGAAGTAATTGAGAAAGTAAACTCGCTAGTTCCACCATAAAAATTTGAAAAAGAAATTGAGCCAGAGGTAGGGACATTTGTGTTGTTGTTTGTCGTAAAAGAACCGCCTCTATAATACTCAGACATAGAGATAGGATTAGACCCACCAAACTCCGTTTGGATGTTAGATAAGCTGATTGTCCCACTACTTTGAAGCGCCATTATAAAGTACCAAATGCTGTTACATCGTCTGCTACTGTCAGTGCTCCTGCAGTAGTTAGTTTTAATACTGTGGTTGTACCATACTTAATTACAAGATTGTTACTTGCGTCTACTTCAAAAACCCAATCAGATGCACCTTCAGTCAGCTTAATACTAGAGGATACTTCTAAGTCTGTAGTCCCTATACTATCAGAAGCATTTGCGGATATTACACCTGTTGAACTATCGTAGCTAATACCATTACCTGCAGAAACAGATGACCTTGCTCTATCGGTAGTAAAGTATTGGTTAGTGCTACCTTCACTTAAACTATCTGTGTCGTGATTAGAAATATCAGATACAGTACCCGTTACATCACCTGTGACATCACCTGTGACATCACCAGTTACATCACCTTCTAAATCAGCTACAAGTGTCCCTTTAGTAATAGTAAGATCACCTGTAGATGCACCCGTAAATGTACCTGTACCTACTTTAAACTTGTCTGCGCTTTCATCCCAACCAATAAAGGCATTATCACTGTCACCACGTTCAATAACAATACCAGCATCATTAGCAGGTGCACCTGTAGTACCATTACCTAGCTCAATAAGACTATCTGCTACAGTAGTGTTGGTAGTATCAACTGTAGTAGTCGTGCCATTTACTGTAAGATTACCAGAAGCAGTAATGTTGTTAAAGGTTACATTTGAGTCTGTAGCCACAGCTTGACCAATGGAAACAGTAGGTGTAGCGCTTTCTCCTGAGTTATTAGTAAGAATAACGCCTGTACCAGCAACCAAGCTACTTACGTAATTACCTGTTGTATCTGTACCCAGCGCAACAGAGTTTGCCTGTATTGTAGTTGATATTGATACATTATCAGACCCGTCTACGCCTGTTACAGAACCAGCAACATCTCCTGTTAAAGCAAATTCACGGCCTGTCTGCCATGCACTAGCTGTAGTAGCATTGCCTGATACAGACCCTGTAAAGCTTGCATCTGTTCCATCAGTACCACTATCAAGCACACTAGTACCGTCTGTGCTCTTCACGTCACCGATCAAATTACCTGTGATGTTCTTACTAGATCCAGTTACAGTAAGGTTGCCATCTATGTCTACATCACCACCAATGTTTACAGCACCAGCCACACCCATGCCACCATCAACAATAACAGCACCTGTAGTATTAGATGTACTTACTGTGGTGTTGTTAAAATTAACTGCCCCTGTTACATCTAACGTACCTGACACAGTAGCATTACCTGCAAGTGTAGCATTTGCACCTGAGAGCGTAATAGCAGTGGTAGGGGTAGACCCTGATTTAATTACTGTTTCCCCTGATGAATTTGATATACCACCAAAAGTAGTACCACCATCTTTAAGGAGAATGTCACCACCGTTAGCATCAAGAGTAATGTCACCTTCAGCATCAACAATTAGATTACCTGCAATATCTAAAGTTAGATCACCTGTAGATACATCAATCTCGTTATCTGCTAAGCTTAAATAACCATTCTCACCTATAATAATCGCATCAGCATTTAAAGTACCATCAAAAAAGCCGTCCTTGAACTGTACGTTAGATGTACCTAGATCAAGGGCGTTAGTTGTTTTAGGCTGTACGTCTGTAGCGGATACAACAAGGTCTTGGATAGGTCCAACCTTAGTAATAGGAGCACCCTCACCTGCAGTGCCATCATGCCTATGACCTGTTGAAGCATTAAAGGCACCCTCTAATGCATTATATTCTGCGTCAAAATCATCTGCGTCAATAACGTTACCATTGGCAATGTTGTTCGCCGTATCCTGTCTGGTGTAACCTGCCATGTTGTTTCCTTACTGTCTATCTTCTTGACTGAACTCTAATAAAGCAGTGTCAAGTGTAAAAGTTGGGTTTGTTGTAGCGTCTTCTATTCTTAAAGATATTGTCTTACCTGATCCTATTATGTTAGTATTATATACTTTATCTAACTCACCGCCAAATGTGGCTGTATTAAATATAGAATTAGATGCGCCAAAGAAAAATACAGAAGAACCCGTTCCTGTTATTTGTTGTGTTGAAGGTTGTACTACTTTAGTATCTGTAGATGAATCAAAGTCATATTTTATATTTAATGTTAAGTTCATACTAGCAGAGGGTTCTACATATAAAGTAAGTTTATAAAAAGTTTTACGTACCTGTGGATCAGTTATTGGCATAAACGGAGATTCATAAATTGCCTTAATAATAGAGCCATCAAAAGTTGAACCACTTTCCATGAGATAAATATAGCCATCTTCATTAGCAAAGGCTACTGTCTCTAGAGTAGAGGTATATCTACTATCTGCTATACTCGCTTTTATTCCTGTTGTTGTAGACCAGTTAAGACCATCTGCTCCTTGAGATATAAATTTAGTTGCTATTAGACCTTTAGCAGTATCTTTAGTTTCAGATTCTGTATATGCAAATATTCTGTACTGTGCCTTTTCCCTTAATACTACAGAAGAAAAATTAGACGTCTGGTTTATAAAGGTACTAACATCTTTGAATATCTTATCTGAGGTTACACCTAAACCAAAGTCACCTATTCTTTCTG